AACGTACCCGTAAAAGTAGATAACATCATGGGGCGTTTCTTACCACGCCAGGAAACTTTCGAAACGAAGTTTCACGAATCCTACGTAACGCGCCAGGCAGATATGGCGAATATCGTAAGTACGCTAGCCGAAGTACCTTTAACCGACCGCGACCCAATGCGTAAAGTATCCGGGGAAATCGCGGATATTGCACAGGGATACCTGGTTACAAAAGAAGAACTTGGCGCGCTTATGGACAAATCCAGCGACACTACGCGCCGCGCCCTGGCCGAAACGCAGCTGCTGGGTAAAACGGTGACAATTAAACAAAACGTAGACGCACGTATCGAATGGATGGGCGCGCAGGCGCTTACCGAAGGCGTACTAACGTACAACAAAGACGGCGTACTGCTTACGGTAGACTTCAATGTACCAGCAGCGAACAAGAAAACGGCCCTTGTACGCTGGGACGACGTAAACCCGACGATTATCACCGACTACGAAGCATGGGTAGCGTTGTATAAGGATTTAAACGGCGTAACGCCTTCGCAGTATCTGACGTCTACAGCGGTAATTAACATAATGCTGAACGATACCCTGGTACGTAAGCAAATTACCGGGCTTTCTGACAAGCTTATTACTATTGCCGAGCTGAACGCCTTCCTTACGGGCCGTAATATGCCGGGTGTAGAAGCTTGGGACAATCAAGTAACATACCGCGACCTTAATACGGGCACTCGTACTTCGGCCCGCTTGTTGAATCCGAAAAAAGGGGTGTTCTTACGCGAAGGCGGCGAAATCGGTAGCCAGCTTATCGGCCCGACTATCGAAAACGAAATGAAGCCAGGAATTTTTGCGGAAACTATCGACCTTAAAATGCCTACGCGAAGCGTAATTAACGTCGTAGCTTCCAGCTTCCCGAAAATCAGTAACCCCGACCTTATTTTCCAAACTACGGTATTGACGTAAGTCACCAAATAACAAGCTGCCCGGCTGTGAAGCCGGGACGGCTTAAAATTCGAAGGGAGTAAATGACAATGCCTAAAATTACAATACTGGCAGTCGGTATATCCTACCTGGGATCTGACTTACCAGTAGGTACGGAAATCGAAGTAAGCGAAAAAAGCGCAGCTGCGCTTATCGCGGAAGGCAAAGCAGAAAGCAGCGAAGTCCAGGCCGAAGTAAAGTCCGTCCTGGACACTGGGGGCAACGAACCGACCGAAGAAGGAAAACAGGTAGACGCCCTGGACGCGCAGTATAAGCGCGACGAATTGTACGACGCCGCCAAAGAAGCAGGCGTAGACATTGCCTACGATGCGAAGAAAGGCGAAATTATCGGCGCTGTAATCGCGCAGGGCTTCGCTGGCGCGCTGCTTAAATAAGGGGGAGTAACCCGTATGGCTTTTCTAACCGAATCGGAATTAAAATCGACGTATTACCCGGAAGCCGTTAATATGCCAACGGGCGACATGAGTAAGTACCTGGCACGGGCAAACGGCTACGTCTTCGGGCAAATAGGTGGTACGCCCCCGGCCATTACTGGGGACGACGGCAGCGGCCTTAAAACGGCCGTGGCTATGGCCTTCGAAATTTTCGCAGCAGGGGAAACGCAAAGCGTAGACCCGACGAACGGAAACGTAACCGAAGGCGCCCCGACGTCGGCGTACAGCAAGCAAAAGCGCGCCCTGGAATCAGTTAATACTATGCTGCGACCGTATAAAACGGCGTACGAAAATGCAAATGCAGCGGAAACCGACAAAGGTATTATATGGCTAGGCGGTCTTTAAGCCTGGAAATCGAAGGCCTGGAAAAATGGCAGCGCTGGCTGCTGAATTCGCAGCATACGGAAGTTAACGTAACGAAAAGCCGTATCGTTCGTTCTGCGGGTCTTCGTCTTCTGGAACACCTGGACGACCTTACCCCGGTACGGACGGGGCGACTTAAAGATAGCATGTCCTTCGGTGACCGGGATAACGTCTTCGATATCCAGGTAGGACGGGCTACTTACGTATTCGCTGGTACAGCTGTAAAGTACGCGCAGTATATAAACGATGGCTTTACACAAAAGGAAGGGCAATTCGTACCGGGATATTGGCAAAACGGCACGTTTCATTATCAACCAGATCATGGTAGGGGAATGGTGCTTACCGGGAAGGTAATACCTGGCGCCCATATGTTCGAAAAGTCTATGGACGCGCTTAACGGGGGCGACCTGCAGAGGATCATGGAGTACGAATTTAAGCGCCTGTACGGACTGCTATTTACAGGGGGAAGTAGTTAATGGCCGACTTTAAGCAAGAAATAGACGCGCTGCAGCGCATGGTATGGACGCTAGCGGGGCTTACAAGTGTGCGCCAGGCCGCAGCCCCGCCGCAAGTAGCCCGGCCTATAGTTCTATGGGAAGCGCCAGGCCGTACGCGCAGCGGGCATATCGGCCGCTATGCTTACACGAACCGGGTAACCCAGTACGGTAAGTTATACGCCCACAACTTGGACAGCCTGCTTACGCTGCAGGACAAACTGCAGCAGGGTATGGAAGGCCTGGACGGTATTATTTCTGTCTACGACAAGGAAGGCCCGCTGGGCGTCGTCGTGGGGTATCTACGAAACCCTGAAATTGAATTTTCGCATACTGACGGGCTGGACGTACCTTTTTTCATTCGGTACAGCCGCAACCTGGAACGGGCGAATAAGCCTGTACCAGCACCTGCTGCCGTAACAGTCACAACCCGGCAAAATATCAACCCGTAAGAAAGACAATAAGAAAGGGGTAAGCTGAATGTCTGGAAATTACAAAGAAGGGCAAAGTAAAGACCTTTCGGGCGTTTATTCGCTTATAGTCGCCAGCGTGGAACGTGCGGCCCTGGGACTTCGCGGCATTTTAGCCGTGGTATTTACGTCGAACTGGGGGCCAGTTAACCAGCTGGTGGAATTGGAAACAAAAAGCGACCTGGACGCCACCTTTAACGCGCAGGGCACCGCCCTTACAGCGAAGAAGGTAAGCGACCTGGCATACGCCGACGACGCCTACCGCCCAGCGAAGCTACAAGCTTACCGGGCAGCGACGGCGGCCGCAGTAAAAGGCACCGTAACGCTGGAATGCGGGCTTGTAGACTGGGTACTGGAAACCCTTTACCCGTCTAATCGCGCTTTTACGGCCGTTGTTTCCGCTGGGGTGGCCGGGGGAAGTAAAGCCCTGGCAATCGTGGAAGCTGGCGTGGAACTTATGAAAATCGAAGCGGTAACTGTGGACGAATTCGAAGCCCAGGTTAACGCAAGCGCCTATATCCGGGTGCAGGTGAAAGGCGACGCGCTGCCTGCCGATACGGCCGCTGCTAACTTCGCGGGCGGCAGTAACGGGGACGTAATCACGGTTACAGAATATAACGCCTTCATTACCGAAGTAGAAGTGGAAAAAACCGCGAATACCCTGGTATTGGACGGGGTAACCGACGAAGCCATTATTACGGCCGCTGTAACCTGGCTTAAACGGGTACGGGACGAAGGCTTTAGGCTGGACTTCTTCCGGGGCGGTGTGACTGGCTGGGACGCCGACCTTACACTAGGTAACGCTGTTTCAACGGCCGCGAATTACCGGGGAATCCATAACGTTAATAACGGCGCAGACGGTTACACTTCGGCAGATATGGCTATTTACCTGGCCGCTGTATGGGCTGGGTGTCCGCTTAACCGCAGCCTGGCCGACCACGTGACACCTTTTAAGGCGGTTAATGTGAAGACCCCGCTTACCGTAACGAACCGTGTAACGGCGAAGAAGGCGGGCAGCCTGCTATTCCATATGCAGGGCGGTAAGGTGGTAATCGACGAAGGCGTGAATACGCTGACGGCACCGACCGGGGACGAAGTGACTGAATACGGAAAAATGCGGGTAAGCCGCACTATCGACGTAATCGCAAACGATACGGAAGCCTTCGGGGAAGCATTCAAAAAGAACCTGTCCAATACAGCAGAAGCACGCCGGGCGTACGCTGCAGCTGTGGAAGACACGTACTTTACGGGAATGGTAACCCTAGAAGCTATCCGCGCAGACTATAGTTACGAAGAAGACGCCGACCACCACGGTAAAACTGCACCGTTCCCGGCCCGCATTGACGAAGCATTTTTCGTAAGCAGCTTTTACCCGGTGGACAGCATGGAAAAGGTTTATCAAAAGTTTACGGCCCGCTTCGGCGGCTAATAACCTGGGAAGGGGGAACCGAATATGGAACCGTTAAACGGGCTATACGGCCACGTCTACGACGAAAACGGGAACGAACTAGACACCACGCAGGAATTTTCTTCGCAGGTGGAATATAACAAGGCAGAATACAACCTGCCGGGGCAGTTTATGACGAAATCCCGCGTTATGACGGGCAAGGGTACGGGAAGCGTTACCTACCTTAAAAAGAATAGCGGCCTAGTAAAGAAAATCGC